CGGAGATCTATGAATGATCTGTCTCTGCTATAAGCAGCCACTAGATTAGTTTCTGGCTAATCAATAACGTGCGAAATACTATTACAGCACGTTATTTATTGTCCAGAAAACGCTAATTTCTGGACAAAAGAAAAAGGGAGTCTAACCCATTTTATGTCACACAGTGACTATCTTATATTTTGTTTTTGTGTTTTGTTTTAAAAGAGGGTGCCTGACGCATTGCCATAAACAGGATTGACTGTGGCTGCCGAGTTCAAAATAACACATGGTGGAGGACCTACAAAACGAGCTAATATAGCATCGTCTGCAGCAGCCCTGCCTATTAACAACCTGGATGTGGTACCGGATGTATTCCGAACTACCAATTGTGGAACAATGTTTGAAAATGTGCCAGGCCAAGTGTTACTGTTAGGACCCGAAGAACTACCACCCAAAGTGTCATCTGCACCCTGTAAAGAGACCCTAGCAAACGGAGTATAAAAAGGTATCTTCACCCTAAATCCGTCTTGTGTCTCAGCAACAGTTATAGTACTATATTGATTCAAATATTTACTATAAAAACTGCCATTTGAAGAGCCAATTGTACCTCCAAAATTACCACGCCACTTAACCGTAGTGGTCAACCTAACGCTGTCATCTGACATGACAATTGCCATTGAACCACCACGGCAAAACGCATACAATAAAGCCATCCTAGATGAACGAGAACCAAAATACAACCTCTGCAAAGTGGGTGACATTGGAATCGCTAACGGTGCAGCATTTGGTTTAAACCAAGGTTCAAAAGTCTGATCATAAATGGATGCAGTGGGCTGATCCTGAACAAAGAAATCTGGAATCATTATTACTTGCTTAACACTAGTAAAGCGTTCACCCAATACTGCCTGGCTAACGTCATCCGTTGTCTTGCCAAAATCCATGCCAACCTGGTAATCAACTTGGTGATGTAAACCAGACTCGTATCTAACGGCTACAGTTCCTGTCGTAGGAACACCAGTCATCAAACTTGGAGCGGGTACTGCCAATTCAAAACCAGGCAATGCTGCAACCTCAACCATAAAATCAACTAATGTTGGTGCAGATGCATTAGTACGCAAGGCACTAACCACCTGCATGGAAACGTCACCAATACGCTTCTGTACACTGGTATACGGCTGATTAGTTATGTACGGAACTTCAAACTCAAAAGAACTGGCGTCACGCAAATCAAAAATATAAGAATATCCACTTGCAACCGGACCTAAAGCACTCGTAGCCGGCACAACAGATGTTGTAGCTATGGGTGCGTTTAACGCAGAATTTTCAGTGTACGGCACAAATGAAACTTGCACACGTCCACCATGCAACTTAGTCTTAGCAAAAGTAATTCTAAACTTAAATGCTCCACGCCACAATCTAAAATTGTCAGCTATGTAACACAATGTGGTGGGCAACAACGCATTAGTTGTAGCGTCAGAAGTATCTGGCAAAGCGCGATTAGCTCGGGTGCCCGTAGGCCCTAAGGCGACATCCCTGTACCAAAAAGCTGTGGGCATAACAGGGCACACCCAAAGAATGTCGCCCGGACTAGTAGTGCTAAACATTTGGCCACGATACAAATACTGATACCTGGTAAGTAAATTGTCAAAAGCCATCTCATCCTCATCAGACATACCCAAATCAGGGCCAATTGCCAACTTCTGTCCTTGAAATGCAGAAGCAACAAAACCATTACACGGTACATCTACTTGTGAATCCAAACCATAAGCATACAAATTATGTCTCATTACCTGCTTCTCGTCCATAGGCTTTGAATAACCCAAAGACCTAGCGGTCCTGGACGCCAACGAAGCAAACCAATCTGCTGTACCGCCAATATCCGATAAACCGGGTATGGTTTTGACGGCCCTAGCAACCTGGGCTACTCCATCCAACGCCCCTGACAAAACGCCAACAGCGTGTCCTTCTTCAGTGACTGAACTACGGGTGGTATTGTCAACGCCTTTGGTGGGTGCAGCAGTCAAATTTTCCGTGCGCAAACCAGTTTGCACTGTAAGAGTTGTAGTCTCAAACGGTAAAGCCCCAATAATCTCAATATCCTTCATTGAGACATACAAGGTGTACCTTGGAGGATCCTGTCCTGAAGCAACAGGCGAACCTGTCAATTGGGTTACTGATACAATACCACCTGCTGCAGTAGTAAGATTTGCGTCCACAATTGGAATATATTCCAATGAAGACACGTAAGGAACCTCCAACTGCACGGTGGTCGTTTCAGCAACATTCAAACGAACATGAGGTAAATTTGTGACTAGCGGAAACCATTGCGATCTATCCAAATTGTTTATCGTGGATAACCCATACTGATATGCGACAGCCAATATACCTTGATTAAAAGCACTAGCTGTAACACTCAGCGTAAAAACCAAAGTGGCTCTAATGCCAACCGCTCCATCCAAACGGTCCCAATTGGTCGCTCCAAACAGCGTGCGATAACTGGCGGTAGTTTGAAAACCGTACCTATACAAGTTACCAGGTGAAGCACCCAAAATGCCAGTTGATATAATCACCGGCCTTTCTAAATATTTTGTAATTGCTTCAACATCAGCACCTTGTGAAATGCTGTAATGCCCCATATGACTAGGAGCACTCGCACACGTAATTGCCTCATTGCCAAAAGCAACTAAGCCAATTTCCTCATTCATTACGGGGGTTTTAACGAGCCCCTCTATAACCTCGCATGTTTTCTCATTTGCTGGATCTGTAAGCTAAAATACTTGTGTGCCGCTGCTCAAGCTTAACACACCGCACGGCTATCCTCTCTCTTTACGTCTGAGTAGTAGACGTTCTGGGCATGACCGTAGCCATGAAATATGTATCACACCTCAGAACCAAACGTCTAATCTATTTTCAATAAACAGACGCGTTGCTTGACGGCTCGTCAACTTGAGTGGCACATTATTCCTAGTGCACCACTCCTCTATCAAAGGAAAGTAAGCATCCCACAACTCCTGTGGGTGCAAACACATCTCACACAAAGCCTGCTCTATACGGGTTATCATCTCCTGCACGGGCGTTCTGGAATTCTTATACCAGTACGGCACATACAGAAAACTTTCCTCCGCGAGCGGCCCGACCCAACCAAGACCAGGAACTGTGCACAACAGGCTGTTGCCAATTGTGTCATCCTCCTTAAACGAACGTTTTAAAAACGTCGTGTTCTCCAACGTTGTGTAGGGCACCAAAACACCAGACTTATTGCCTGGCGTGTACGTCAATCCAAACATCACATGCATACACTCTGCAACCGTGACCTGGTTAAACTTATCGCACATCTCATCATCAACTGAGTTAATGTTATCATCACCAAAGGTAACAATACACGCATGTTTCCACATGTCAGTATGGTCGCCAGTGGTCCTCATATAACACCCAGTAAGCGTGATCAAAGAGTACATAGAGTTAACCACTGTCGTCAAAGGGTGACCGCTGGGCAAAGACTTGCTCCACTGTACCACATAGCGCAAACTGTTACCAGTTCCCGTTATGTGGCGCGAATGCACCAAGTCCAACCACAAGACACTTCTCACCCTGTCATGAATGGGTTCCCAAGCTGGGTTATTGTGCCTATACCACTTGTTGATATAGCGCAACTGTCCCTCATGAACCCACGGCTGCTCACTCGCATCAAACCGAGAAAAATCACCATCAAAGACCTTGTTGCTCACACTCCGTAACGCAGTCACCAATGTGTACCATTGCGTGTACTGATTAATACCAGGAGCCATACCATTGTCAACAAACGTCTTGAACATCGCTGCCATGTAAGCACCAAAGTACATTCTCACAGCAATAGTGTAATCCAAAGGTGTCCCTGAAATCACACGCGTTGCAACTGCTTCAACCTTAGCCATAGGACGCAATTCATCCTTAAGGAAGTCGGTGCACAAATGAAAGTGTCTCACACCTTCACCAGCGCACTCGACTATCTTCGCGACCTCCCTACACAAGTACTCCAAAGGGGTACCCTGTGTGTAGTCGAATTGATAGTCCCCTTCATGGCCAAAGAAAGCTGTCTTACCGGGATATTTGGGGCTCACATAGGACGCAAACTTATAACCCGGGCTGGTCTTCCTGTTGATTGGTTTCAACTTCCAGCCCTCTGGACCTACAACGGCCTCCTCAAAGCTCAAAATATCACGGGGATAATGCTTGGTAGCTTCCCAATGCTTCTGCATAGCCAAATCAACAATAGGCATCAAGGACTCAACATCCTTATATTCCAAGGGAGTCTGGTAAGCCTTCAACCCCTGTATCATGGGGTCGCGTGGCTCACCATCAACCTGGGCGGGTCTTAGCACAGCTGGTGCCATAGGACACTTACCGAATACTTCGTCCTTTCCAAAATCCGACATCTTGAGCTTGGTCTTGGTGGGCATGTTAACTGGCTCATCAAGAACTCCAATTAGCTCAAACGATCCAGCATTAATACCGACCTTCTCCAATGCTGCCTGTGTCTCCACACGAGCAGCACCACTTAAAGGTCTGACTCCCGCAACCTCTTCAGCATAAGGCAACTCACGGTAAGTGCGCAACTTATTGTAAAGTTCTCGCGCTACCTCTTGTGTGACAATGGTGCTATAGCCTTCACGGCCATTCACGTTGTCACGCCCAGCCGAATGAAAACCCACAATGCATCGACCTCCATAATACCGATTCTCAGATAGCGTTAATGGAGCCCCGCAGTCACCTGATATGGTAGGCATACAATACCTAACCAGGCCATTCAATTCTTCCTGCGTAGCAGAATCAACGGCTTTACCGTGATAATAGCAAGTCGGTGAATACATGGTGTGTTGCACCAACTTGTCGCGCTTCAATTGAGCCACGTCCAATCGTACAGAATAGTTACCACCACGCACAACATTCTTCACCTCATGCTGTGTAAGGAAGTACTTCAGAATCTGCTTGGATGCCTTGAAGAAACTCATCCCAAAAGAAACGGCAGCAATGTCACAATCCTTCATTGTCTCTCTTCGTAAGGACAAAAATGCTGATACAGTCATAGTACCCTTGCACCCGTCCTTAGCAGAATGGAAAGTTAGCAAAAGGTTGCTATCCTCCTTCTCCAACGCATTTATGAAATGCTTGGGAAAAAGGTATACATCCTCTCCGATACCAATGAATTGGCCCACCTCAGCCTCTGGCGTGCTACACTTCAACGTGTTAGCATAGATATGATCATAGATCATATGATTTGGAGGCACGCCAACCTGCGGGTTGACAGTATCAATCTCATTAAACGTGGGTATGTACAAGTGCTTTTCCTTGTCTGGCTTCTCTTCAGTCTCAACCTTGCCACGAATGCCGAAAGCACCCAGTATACACTTAAACAGAGCACTAAGGCTTGCGACCAAGCCTTTGACAATCTCTGTAACCAAGCGCAGTACAACACCAATAATGGCACCAGCTGCCAAACCGACAACTATCTCAGGGGGTATTCCAAAGCTCTCAATTTTGTTCATGAGAGCATCATGCCAGCGCTTGTACACAGAAAACAAAGCACTACACGTATGCGTGTGCTCTTTCTCTGCTACTAAAGCAGCATAGTGCATTCCTGCACGTTCAAAGTTGGTACCTTGCTTGTCACGGTGTTCGAAATCGTGGCTTTCAACCGTTGGGCATGGAGGCAAATCCAAACCCAAATCAGGCATGCTATCGATTCGAACCACAGCGTCATCATCAGGCCTAACGCTGGCAATCGACTCTCCGTCACTGTAACGGTGCAATCCTCCAGCTTGAGTTTGCAACTCCATGGCCTCACCCAAAACTTCCAGAAGTTTTGATATGTCAGCCACTTCCTTTCTGTTGCCAGCCTTCCGTGATTTAATCTCACGAGCAGCTGTCTCAACTACCCCACGCAAGCCACCTGGAAGGACGGCCTCAGAAATGGTCTCTCTGTCAAAGCCATGCGGGTGCAAATCCCAGACATGCCAAGGCAGAAAATCCAATACCTCACCTGGGGTCAACGGGTCTCCTGCTTCTTTCCTTTTAACGGCTTCCTCTGAAACGCGCTGGATAGCTTCGGCAAACATCCCGTTGATGCGATGGAAATCAAACTTCCCTTCATCATTTCTGTACTCGGGGTTAACTCTGACCCAAACTGAAGTCTGAAAGCGTCTTGTCAAAGCTTTAGGCTCAGTTATAAACGGGGCCCATTCAGCATGAATGTTCTTGCAATTGGTTGTACCAACCACAAGGGGAGAATCAAGGTAGATTTTGCCCTTGTTAGGCAAATCAGCAAAATTCAAGGGATATGACCAATTGCCAATGCCACGAATCATCTGCATTGCTTCCGAATCCATATCACCTGGCTTCCCACGCACTTGAAAACAGTCATCCATGACCAGACATTTCTGGCCAATGTAGCCGTTCCAATATTCCGTGGAACCCTTCTGCCACATGTTCTCAAGTGCATCTTTAACAGTGCACTCACCTGAAAGCATGAGTATGGAACTCGCGATGTAGCGTAGCAAAGTGGTTTTCCCAGCACCCGACTCGCCACCCATGATGATACAATATGGCATAGCACGCATATTATTCTCTGCGTGAATGGCCCCTTCGTGGGGGGCCAAGGCAAGAGAAAGCTTCTCCATCCAATAATTCAGCTCTCGCTTGGATTCGTTGGTAACAAGCACTTCATAAAAACCAAGCCCAGTAATCTGCAAGTCTTTAATCTTGCGGATTTCAGCAATCGGCATAGTTGGATTTTGGGCCATATACTTGACCTTTTCAATGACCTGGTTACGCCATTGCGTAAAAGCGTTGAGCTTACCAGTCAAAGTAATCCGGCTCTCATCCGTCTTCCTCAAAATAAAGTTAAGGAAATCTTCAACCAAGCCAAGTATCTTCTTGATGAAGGTCTCCATACCTTCACTCGCTCGAGGAAAATTGGACACTCGTTTCATAAACTCTCCCGAAACCGATTTGGTATCTCTACCAGGAACCCAGCATGTGCAAATCATGCAGAATATATCTGATACCACACCCGTGGCATCATTCTGCAAATGAAAACCTTTGGGCACAAAATCTGCAAGCATGTCCTTTATCTCTGGTAAGTACGCACCAATCGTAGCAATTACTGCTGCGACTAGCACGTTGACATGTGCAAATCTCTTCATAATCCAAACTGCAAGTGCAATCAAGCACGGCTTCCACAAGACATCGCCATATCGCTTGATAGTGTCCATAAAGTTATGGATACTACCGACAAACGATTCAAGGGCACTCTTGCCCTGCTGCACAGCCGCCGAACTATCTTGCATAAGTTGGCTAGCTTTGGACAACGTGCTACTAGCTTGAACAGCTATAGCACTAGCGGCAACAACGCCCGCTGTACGTGCAACATTTTCACCCCACCCCTGAAAACTTACTTCAGGGACAGCGCTAGATGTGGCACTCTCAAAAGCAGACTCGTCAATGTTTTCCAGTAGTGACTCCTCCAGGGAAGTCAACTTTTTCCAGCGATACATGGTTTTACCACGCAGCTTCATACCAGTCAACACTCTGCTCGCCAATCGAGACTTCAAAGAGGCTATATTCCTCTGCAAAGCTTCTCTCCATTCTCGCTTATCACTCTTGGACAGCCTCTCAAACTGCTTCTTCTGTTTCTTACCCCCATTACGGAGGGAAGTAGCAAAATAAGCCACTGTAACTTTGGTAATACGACACTCAAACGAAGTAACTTGCACCTTTTGAGGTGGTGCGAACCTATGGGTTTTACTGTGTGTATCCATAGGTGGTGCGATTGACGGCAATGCCGATTGGCCATAAAATGTATGGGAGCCATCCCATACAAGTCAAATAACTTGTATCATCACTTTCAGATGCACCATAGTTGCGTCAAAACTATGATGGTTGGAGGTTTGATATCCCCCTATGCACAGCTACTGTAAATTTCACATGGTTCATAGTCTACATAATACTTGATTACTAGCTTATCTCTTCCCATTTGAGATTCCAGCTAAAACGCACAAGCAAATGCAAAGCATAAACACATAAGTACAGCTCCATACACTAAAAGAATTGGGGCTTTTAACGAAAAAGCCAAACGAAAGAATATGTAGGGTACTAAAATAGTACATCGTACCCAAAACATGAATTGTTCTGACTGTTTAATTTTTGTCCGGAGTCACAGCTCACGGTCTGCCCCAATACCGATGGAGTTCGGGCAAATAAATCTGCAGTAAATTAATAC